CACCCGTAACACCTATCTGTAAATACTGCGCATTATCAATATTTACTAAGTCACTAGGGTGATTATTAGTAACAGGCACAAGCTTAAAAGAATCTAAAGAATCTTGATCAAAAACTTCCTCTGGTAATCTTAACTCTCTAAAAGTATTACCATCCGCAGTCTTATATAACTGAACACCTACTCTTGATATATAAGCAGGGACAACAACTGATCCATCTGATCTTTTCTCAAAATTATCTAAAGGTGCTATATCTAGTCTATGTCTTAACATTTAGAATATTACCCCCTAACCTAGTAAAATAGTATCATGCATTATTATTTTTTGGCAAATTTTTACTTGACATTTATATATAAGTTAAATATGACTCTCTGGCATATTTAGAATATCTCCAAGATAAGGCTCGGCCCAACATCTACATAATACAGGTTGTCCAGGATGGCCGTCAAAAGGAGGCTTTGACCATTTAAATACCTTGCCTTGTCGTGATCGATGATCTGGTCTAACCCTTTTATCTCGTTTAGTATTCCATACATAACTCTTAACACCAGCTTCAACTTGTCTTAACATAGTTAACTGGCTATCTAGCTTGCCGATCTGATCCCTAGCTATTAACTCAGCTCGTCTCTGAGTTTTTTTATAGCTAACCCTGATATCTTTTACAATGTCGTCAAAACTTTTCCATTCTCTTATACCTCTATAAATAGATTCAGATAAATCACTCTTAAATTTATTAGATATATTTAAAATTAAAGACTCGTTCTGCTTTTTCCATAAACTCAACTCTTCACTCAACCAATCCTCTGATAAAAACAAACTTATACCAATTTTAGTCATGATAATTTTAACGATCTGGTTTCTGTTAAATACACTAGTAGACTTAGCAGCTTGTTCGGTAATACGATCTATATCATTTTTATTATAAACATTATTCATCATTAAAAATAATACTAGTAACTCAGCGTTAAGCTCGTCGCTATCATCGTCTAGCTTTATAACTCCTGGACGTTTACCTTTTATTTTATAATATATCTCTCTTATATCAGGTAAACCACTAAGGAAATAACGATATGATTTATCAACCATAGATTTTAATTGTTTAACATAATAATCTTCTATAGCCTTAGGGAATCTCATAGGAGTAGATTTTCTTATTTTTATAAGCTTAGGATTAAAAGAGCTCTCAACTCTTTGTCTAAACTGTTTTTGTATGATGGATTCAACCATTATTCACCTTTTAACGGTCCAATTACTATAGTAACACCTTTTTTAGGTGGCTTAACCGATCTCAATGCTTTAAACCTTTTAGAATTTTTTTGCTCAAAACGATAATTAGTTCTAGTTGTTTCAAAATCAAAATGTTTCGCACCATACTTACTAGCCAATTCCTTAGCTTCATCAATGCTATCAACGATATCCTTACTTATTATTATACTTTGAGTAGCGTTATCAATAGAATCAAGCCTATCAAGTTTATACTGAGATATACTATCTGCATCATTAACTAAAGTGTCATAAAAAACATCTTTATTTTCTTTTTCAATATCTTCTTGCTCTTCTTGGGTAACCTCAGTACTACTTCTATCATTATCTAAGTATGTATCCATAGAATAATCTTCACCCTGAAATCTAGACTTAGCAACTTCATCAGGTGTCAAAACTCCAGTTTCTATATATACCTTATCAGTATCAGCAACATTCTTTCTAGTCTTAGAGATCTCCTCTTCTGACTGAGAATGAAGATTTACAAAAGACCATGACAACTGATCCGCTCCTACAACTCTACCACCAGTAGGACCCTTTTTTGCATTCATTAAAATATCTATAATATAATCAATAGGACCTTGTATATTATCACGCTGATAAGATTCTACATCTTCATGGAAACTCTTGGTCTCAAGAGCTCCAGTATCACCAAGTTTACCTCGCGCACCATCACCCAATAATACATTATGTGGCATACCTGAACACGCCACCAAGTAATCATCAACTTTATCAATCAGTTTATCAATATTGGTCAATGTAGGCGTGTTCTGCTCATAACTCTCTTCCGTATCAAGCAACATGGTGTTTAAAACGCTTTTTGTAAGATTCATCATTTGTATTCTATTAACTAAAGCGTCTCTCTGATCCTCGTTAGAGACCATATCAGCTAAACCTTCAAGCCTTAAAATACCCTGCCTGAAATCAGTTAATATATACGCCAATGAATTATGAGCTTGATGATAAGAGGATGTACACTCCTTAAACGAACTCAAAACGCTATCATGCCAATAATTGTTACTTATAAATATATTCTGCGGTAACTTATCTCCATCAAAACGTATTATTCTACTATGATGAACAGTAGCAATAGAATCCTTATATATCGATGCTTCCCTAGGGACTAACTTATACTCATATGGCATACCAAAATTTTCAGATAATATATTATCGTCAATTCTATAGTGTGTAAGCTCGTGACGATTAAAAACTATCAACTTTGCTATATCAGTTATACTCGAAAGGTTAAGTTCTTCTCCCCAGTTCTCAACGCTCTCACCGTCTGGAACAATAAGAACACCTGCCCCACCATACAACCTAGCGCTTACTAAAGCATCATAGATGATATCGTTAACTTTAAGCCTTTTAAAACAATCCATGAAAGAATTTTGCAACTTATCATCACCTTTAAACTCAATCCACTTTCTGCAAGCTTCATATGGTATCTTCTCTACATGCTTACGAGCTATCCTATCAGATGCATAAATGGCTTCAACCTCGTTTTGAGATAAAATCGTGTGTTGTGCCTCCGCAAGAATCCTTTTGTCTTTACTAGAATTATTTAATCCAGTAAAAACATTATTCCATGAATCAAGTTTAACTCTCATATCATTATCTATTATATTAGCCATGTTATAAGTATACATACGCACTATGCTGCTTGTAAAGAAATAAGCTTGAAATTTGTATATAATTATGTATAATTGTATATATAGGAGAGTTAAAGATGAGCTATAGAGACTATATAATAATAATAACCGCGACTTATCTGTTATCTTTTTTCTTCCTTCTAGGTGTCACTTTTTTATACTGCGAAGAAATAAAGGAGTTGAAGCAGGAAAACAAGCAACTTATGGAGATGGTGTTAATGGATACTGAGTATGTAGAAACAAAAATGATTAATGGAAGGATAAGGGCAAAATGATAACTAAAACTCCTAACAATCACCACTTAGACAATTTATAAATCATAGAGTTTTTGTTCTTGCCATTAGTAGAGATCTTTTCTCGCTTTTTAGGTAAATCGTTATTAATATATTCAACAACTCTAGTTAAACAGTCTGGACCATCATCGTGGGCGTTTTTTCCTTCTTTCTGGTACGATACTATATCGTTATAAAACTTGTTAAACTTATCATGCCAATTAACAGGGAAATAAACACGCTCCATAACATCCCATGAATTAGTGATTATTCTCGCTTTCTTATTCCTGGACTCGTGGAACCATTCAAACCTTATGTCATGTCTATTATGTGTCTCGTTGACGTGCCTTTTCACAGATCTCGCAAACCCTTTGCCCCCATTATTGCTCTCAACTTGTATATTCTTGATACCATTTCTGATACAAAAACCAGCAGTTGCGGGCTCAGTTATCTCCATACCCTCTTGAGTGTAATATATATCAAGGATATAAGCTTCATTGTTGTGGATGCCAAAAGCAATCGCACAAAGGAAGTCTTCTCCATCGTCCGCAGTGTCAATTACACAAGCGATATCTGTGAAGATCTTATTGCCATTATCATCACTAGGAGTATCTGTGTAGATCTTAAACCTTTTGTATAGTCGGCCTTCGTCGTCTATAGGTTTCTGTTGATAGTTAGCATTGATAATCTGTGGTGACGTGAATCTTTTCTTTTCTTCAAACGATTCATAGGACAATACTTCACTACATAACATTTCTTTGGTTTCCTCGTTGCAGGCTTTGATCTCATGTATATAGAACTCGCTTCCTGCCTCCTTGGCAAGCTTGCCACAAAGATCTTGTGTTGACCATCTTGTCATAATTAAAATTTGTATGTGTCCCTCTTCAAGTCTCGATAAATACGTATCGCCATAAAACTCATAGTGTCCGTCAAGTACGTTAGCGTTAGCGGCTTCCTGTTTGTTCTTGATAAGATCATCAATAATGCCAATATTACATCCCATACCAGTTAGTGTACCCGTGGGAGATCCGCCCAGATAGCTCATGTGCTGACCTTCAAGACCCCACAATTGCGCGGATGCATCACCCTTTTTAATCTTGATTCCAGGGAATATATCGCTGAATACAATTATTGTGTTATCTGCACGTGTCGCACTAATCCCGTTTCGGACAAACTTTGAAAACCTTCCTGACAACGTCTCGTTGTAAGATATAGTGATTATACGATTAGATTGATCCTTTCCAAAACACCACTCCGAAAATAGTTGTGCTGTAAGAGACTTCCCGTGTCGCGGTGGAAGATTGATCATTAACTTACTGCATACGGTCCAGCCTTGATATTGATGTTCTATGGGTAGAAAGGATCCGGTATGGTCAAAAAAATGATCACGTGGCAGTATCTGCCATTCTTGGTCCTGGTGTTCTTTTCTTACGCGCTTTTCATATATGGCTTGCATGATTTTGCATAGATCTATAAGATATTGCCGATCTTGCTTATAGAAATCAGGTATCCGGCAATGACAATATACCCAAAAATCATGTTGCGCAAGCTTCAATTTTGCTTGATACCTGATCTTTTTTTCTTGTTCTGGTGTAATCTCAATACCGTTAATAATCTTGACCATATCAAGGATTATAACATATTTGTGGTTGTGGGTGCAAAAAAAAAGCCTTCTCTGATCAAAACCAAAGAAAGCCAAAACAATTCTGGACACTATTATTATACATTATATTGTTGTTAAAAAAAAGATGTTGACAATTGTTATTAAAATGGTATAATAATAATATAAAGAAACACGGAGGGCGATATAATGACAAATAACGAAAGAAGAGTAATGAGAACAAATGAAGGGGAGTTGTCTAGGGTATACGATATGCTAGACAATAGCCCCGAGTACCTGGGTTTTGTTGTAGACAACCCATGGTAAGAGTATGACGGTTGGTTTGTTGGACAAGGCAACGAGGATCAATATTTGTTGCTACAGCCGATATACTCTTAAATAAAAAAAATCCCCGGATGAGGAGGGCGATCCGGTCCGGGGATAAAAGCAAAAAAATACATCATATTGATGAAAGTATTGTAATACTATCACTTTTGTGTATTGATTGCAAGCAGTCTTAACGTTTGCTCATCGATGTGCATATCTATGAGACTTTTGTTTACTGTTTGTATCGGACTCCCATCTGGTCCGCTATGCTCGTGTTGAATCTTATCATTGAACATGTTTTGATATTTTCCAAGCAATTCAAGGGCGCGATTAGCAGGTCCAAACTGTCCAGCCTCAATAGCAAGGTTATAATTTTTCATCAATCCCTTCAAAACAAAATCCTGATCCAGGTGTACCCTTTTCTCGACTTTTATCCTTTGTTGCATTATGTAATTTTGGATAATAGGTTTCTTTAGATTTTCTACTCCAGTCGCATGAGCGGTCTTTTTTGAGTACCCGGCACGCAAAGCGGCACGGGTAGCATTCATGTCAATAAGGTACTCGTCGCAAAACCTTTTCATCTTATCAGACATACCGCGTGGTTTTTTTATCAAGTTCTTAGGATTCCCTCTGTTATACTTCCTTCTATCAAGACCTTCCGGGGTAGGCAAGGTTGGCGGCATAGCCATATATTCAACTCCTATCATAAATTAAATATTAAAATCATATTATATAAAAACACAAAAAAAGCCACAAATAGAACTATTCCAGGCTAATAACATTAAACCATATATATATAAATCAATCAATATTTTTTTTATTTTTTTTATTTTTTTTTCTGGTTTATAAATATGTAATTATATACAAAAGTGTTGGTGTATTTTTTTTATTTTTTTTTTCGACAGATCAATTTTTAAAAACTTTTTTTTAATTTTTAAAAAAAAATATAAAAAACACCAGCACTTTTGTATATTTTTATATATTTTTGTATATATATCCTACCCCTCAAGGTCCTGCACTCTCAATAATTACACGCATAATCACAAAAGTGTTAACAATCGCAACATTTTAAACAAAACAGAAAATACCGTTACAACGTAAATTGAAATATGCTAGCATAATTTTACACAAAATAAATAATTAATATTTGAGGGAAAAATAAAACCCTCATATCTAAGATGCTATGAGGGTTTACGCAATGTGGTAATTGTTATAATAACATATGATGTGCTCAGATACCAGCCAATGTATATACCAAAGATATAATCAATTATTGATAAAAAATAAGGACTTAAAAATCATAGATAAATACACTGATGCGGTTAACAGGATCCGTTATTCTATAATAGATCTTGAGTTTAATAAATATTAAGATTTTAAAAAAAGGTGTTGACATCTGTTGTTAAAATGGTATAATTAAAATATAAGAAATAAAACAAGACACGGAGGGCAATTAAATGACAAAATATAACGAAATAAGGAACCACTTAAAAGGATACGATACGATGAAGGGTATAGATATCACTGATACCGA